CTTTTCTAATTTTTTCTCATCCATTGGATTACCTCTTTTATCATAAACTTCAACTTCGTCTGTTATTGGGAAATTGGATACCATCATTGGAACTTCCCCTAAAACTTTACTTGGAAGAATGCAAGTTCTAAACATATTTTTCTTAATGAATATATATTCTTTTCCTGAACTATTCAATTCTGAATCTTTAAAAATATTACAAATATCTGTTTCTATTTGATTGATAAGTTTATAGAATTCTTTACATCCTCTATCATCTTTGCTGTTTTTAAATCTAAGTAAGATATCATGTTCGTCAACATGTGTTTTTTCCATAATACAACTTTGTACAAAAAGATTTCCATGACCATTTAAAACTTTCCCATAATATTTATGACCATCTTGTATAAAATCTTCTATAACAACATTTATAGGTTCTTTAGTAGAGCAAACAATATTCATATAATAAAACATATGACTTTTGTTTAATCTAAAAAACGCAATTATTCATCTCTGAATGCGAAACCTTTTACAATAGGTGTAGAAGTTTCTTCGTTATCAGCAGACAACATTATTTGTTGTACAGTCCAATCTATACCCATAACATTTGGGTCTCTAGCAATCCATACACCATCTAGTTTAATTAGAAATGACGCAGTCATCCTATTAGAAATTTCTTTGAAATTAATACTTTCTTTATCTTTATCAAATGCGTCAACACAAGGTTCTCCATTTTTATACATAATTTTCATTTGAAATAAATCACTGTACTTTTCATTAGTAGAAGGCCTTAATCCTTTATAAAATTTGTTTAAATTAGGATTAATTTCTTCAACTTCTTTTTTAATAAAACTTTCAATTTCTTTTATTTTTTTATGAAATCTTTTCATTGTTTTAATATTTTTTTCACTTCCTATATCTCTAAAACTACCTGTGATGTTACCTGTGAATGGAGTTCCGTCATTTGATTTTTTTTCTTGAGGAGAAAATGGAATATACATAATAGGTGTTTGTAGAACTAAATTAGAATAGTCTTCACTTCCTGATAAAGGATAAAAGAATGGTATCTTTTTTTCTGTAGCTGACCCTCTTTTAATTTTTTCAACATTAACATTTTTAGCAAAAAGAACTTCTTTAATAGGCATTATAAATAGTATAAACTCAGTTTCTTAAATCAGTTAAAACTTCTTTTGCGTGAAAATAAAATGAAGAACACCTAGCGTTAGACCATATACCACTAGTTTCCATTAAAATTTTTATTCTACATCTAGTGTTTAAATCTCCGTAACTTATAGGTTCTTTATTAGCATTAAAAAAAGTAGTAGAAAAATTACTGTATCGTGATGGTATTTTTATTTTAAATGTATCCCCAGACATATCATGGGAAAAAAGAGGCAACATTAAAGTCTTTCTTGAATATTCTTCAATAAAATTTATTATTTCTTTTATTTCTCTTTTAAATTTTTTCTTCTTCCCAATATAAACTTCAATAAAATATTTTCCATCCTCTTTAATAACTTGTTTAAACATCAATGTAGGAGTAGTTATTCTAATAGGATCTCCATTATCATCTAATAATAAATAATGTTTCCCTATAGATTTGTCAGAAGTTTGAATAATCTTCATCAGTTATTGATAACTCCCTTTAAATATATTATTATTCTTAAACGCAATATTGTATTCTAAACTCCTTGAACCTTTGGAACTTTTATTGGTAGGTCTTTCTAATGGAACAGGTAAAGTTGAAGCATCTTTATAATACATTAAATATTGGTCTATACTTGATAATATTTCTTTAACACATTGTTGTATAACTGATTGGTTTAATCTTGATAATCTATCTTTCAATGGTATGTTTACTCCTCCACGATTTCCTCTACTATTAGGATACGAAGGGTTAGGAAGAGAACCAGACATAGCATATTCGTAAACATTTTGCATAATAAGAACTATTTTCTCAGTTGATTGTTCTGAAATATCAACACCTTTAATTCTTTTAACTTCTTCTATTATTCTTTTGTGTAAATACTCAATGTTGTCCTTTGAAAAAAAGAAATTACCTAAAGTTTCTTCCCATCTTAAATTTTTTTTATAATGATCACTGTAAGGATTTCTTTTTTTTGTTATTTTCCATTTAGAATTGCTCCAGTCAGTTGCAGGAGCATTTGTTCCAATACTAGACATATATTCATTGTCAAATAAATTTTTAAATTGATGATTATTATTAGTATTAGGAGATGGTACTCCTTTTTTCTCATTTTCAAAATCTTGGTAAGACATATCTGAATTAGAAAAGTGACTATAATTTGTACTCATTACTTATTACATATAAAATAAAATAAAATAAAAGTATTTAAACTTATAAAATCATAATATTTTATGAATACTCACAAAATATTATTAAAAGAATCAAGAAGCGATAAAAGAATAAATTTCTTTAGCGTCCATGAAAAAAGAGAAAAAGAAATACTTGAATATTATAAAACACTTCCTTCTTTAGAGAAAAAGTTAAAAAAATTAAAAAAAAATAAAAAAACACCTGAACGGGAAATAATAACCCTTGAAAAAGAAATAGAAGACATAAAATCTCAAAAAATGTTGAATAAATATCATACTAAATTAGCAACTTATTTGGATAAATACGTACATGCTGATAAGAATAAAAAGGTTAAAAAAATTAAAAAAGGTATGAATAATTACGTAACAAGTGAAGGTATAATTGATAAAAATGAAATACTTGAAAGATTCCAATGTAGTATATCAGGTAGTGTATATGTTGATTACAAACCTACTAATATAGACATTTTATTGACGTGTAAAGAATGCGAAGGGAAAATGTTTGTAAACAATACAAAAGGTTCTGCTATATGTGAAGATTGTGGGTTCTCTAAGAGATATCAAGATGACACTCAACTTAACACCTGGTCAGATGAAGTAGGTCCCGTAAATCAATTTGCGTATAAAAGAATCAACCATTTTGGAGATTGGTTAGCTCGTTTACAAGCAAAAGAAAGTACAATTGTACCTAGAGAAGTTATTGACCAACTCTTATTAGAACTTAAGAAAGCAAGGATTACAGATACTTCTCAAATTACTAATTCATTGATTAAAAGACTTCTTAAAAAATTAAGATTAAACAAATATTATGATAATATTACTAACATTATTACAACTATATGTGGTAAAAAAGCTCCTAAAATGACAAAAGAATTAGAAGAAAAACTTAAAATTATGTTTAATAAAATACAAAGACCTTTCGAAAAACACAAATTACCAGGAAGAACTAATTTTTTATCTTATAGTTTTGTTCTTCATAAAATGTGCCAATTAATAGGAGAAAAAGACCCAAGTGTTCTTGAATTTTTGAAATGGTTTCCTTTATTAAAATCGAGAGAAAAACTATTTTTACAAGATAAAGTTTGGAAAAACATATGTATAGATTTAGGATGGACATATTATCCATCTATTTAGTAGTAATTCCAGCTACTTTTTCAAGTTGTTTTTCAATACCACTCACGACTGTATCTGCTATACTTCCTTTTGTAAATTGAGGACTATAATAAGCTAAATAATAAGTTATAAAACAACATAATACTCCTATTATTAATTTAATGTTAGTTAAAAAACATTTAATCCTAGTAAAATTGTCCATTTGTTTTTTTTTACATTCTTTTTCTATCTGTATTAAAATATCTATCGTATAATTTATAAAATACAAAAAAGTAATCCAATAAACTCCAGTACTTAAATGTCTAAGTATCATTTAATATAAATAAATATAAAAAAAAGAGTACTAAATAAATTATAATGAGTAACGAAAAACATTTTGACCCTTTAGACAAACTTTCCGAAGAAGAATTAAAAGAAGCTTATAAAAAAGCAGACAGAAAACTTATAGAAGAAATGGACCATAAATCAGAAATTAACCTAGCGACAACTGAAACACAAGTTCCTAACCAAACCCATTTTGTAGTTAGTTTTGTAGGTAAAGGATGTAGACAAAAAGCACATTGGTCTGATAAAGAAAGTGATTCCTTAGGTATGAAAGTATATGGCTGTTTCCCTAATAAAGAAGATGCAGCTCGTCATGCAGAATTATTATCAAAACAAGAAGAAAATAAACCTTTTGACATTTATGTATGTGAAATGTATAACTGGTGTTTAATTCCACCTAACCCAGAATTAATTACAGACCAAGTTTATCAAGAAAAGAAACTTAATGAACTTATTACTGGATACAAACAAAGTCGTCACAGAGCAAAAGAAGTTTTTGATATGAGAAAACTAAAATTAATGAAGAATCCAGATGTCAATAAATCTGAAGAAGCAAAAGCAGTAAAGGATGAAGTTAAACCTTCTATGGAGCCAATAGAAAAACTACCAGCTTTTTCGGTAAAAGATGTAACTGCATCTCCATCAGAATTAATGGATGATATGGAAAAAGGTAATCCTAAATAATAATTTATTTTATCTTTTTAATAGTGATAGCGTTCTTTTTCTTGATTCCAAACTTTTGATCTTTTTCTTCTGATTCATGTCTTTTGTTGTAATTTTTTTTACTCCATTTCCATAATTTTTTACCACCTACCTTAAATTTTTTAATAGGGTGCTTAGCCTTATACCAATACACTACATCTTCTATTTTATTACTTTTACTAGAATTGTCAAGAACAAGACATTCGTAATTTTCAGTACATGCTGTCATAGCCGTTTGAAAGCTATTAAATGTAGGGAAAATTCCGAAAAAACTTTTATACAACTTTTCTCTGTTTTGAATAACAGGCTCCCTTAAAGCAAATACATAATCACAATTAGCTCTTAAATCTGGAGGAAGATCCATACAATACTGCATTGTTAACAAAAATAGTATTTTCCAATGTCTTCCATTCATAAATATTCCTCTTATATCTTTACTTCTCATATTCTTTTTATCGTACATGCAATCATCTAAAAGAATAAAACATGATTTATCTCCTTTTCTTGATTTATCTTTAATAGATTTTCTTTGCCCCTGTATTAAATTATGAATAACGTCAGCATTATAATCATCATAAATAAAAATGTCTGGTACATATTTACCATAAAATTCACACGATTCTTCTGTACCTGACATAACAACACCCATAGGGGTATCTCTAC